CGCCATGGCTACTCCTTCGGCTTCGAGCGAGCAGCCTTCTTGACGGCCTTCTTCGGCTCCGCCCAGGAGATTCCGAACGAGTCCGGGACTTCCTTCAGGGCCGCGGCCAGATCGCCGTCAACGTCGGCGGCGCCGTCAACGAACATGACGACGCCAGCCCGAGTGCGGATCGGCACCTCCCCGTCAGGGAAGCGAGTGCAGGTGAACCGCATCGCTCCTCCTAGGCGGGGGCGCCGACGCGCAGCAGCTTCGCGTGACGGCGCTCGTTGCCGAACTTGAGGCCGACCTCGCCGTACATCTGGCGCTTCTCCGAGGCGCCCGCCTTGGAGAGCTCCTCGACGAACAGGAAGCCCTTGTCGCGGATCGGCAGGAACACCGGGGCGCACTCGCCGAGCGAGACGATCTGGAGGGCCGCAGACGGCATGTGCCGCTCCAGCATCAGGTTGAGTCGACCGAAGTCCGTCTCGATGGTCTGCACGGAGACGCCGCCGATGTTGCGGGTCTGCTCCTGGTAGTTCTTGTCGGTGATGAACAGCTTCGTGAGCGCCCGCTTCATGGTCGCGTTGCACAGGACAGTGCCCAGCCCACCGGAGAGGCCGCCGTTCTCCCACGCGAGCTGCATGAGGTCGAGGACGAGCGCCTCGGTGAGCGGGGTCGGCTCGTAGACGACGGCGCCGCCGTCGGTGGCGAACGCGACCGCGGTCCCGCCGGCGCGGGTCCCCACGGTGAACGTGTCGGCGGTCGGGACGGTCAGCACGTAGTAGAGCTGGTTCTCGACCAGGACGCCGTCAGCGCCGCCGGTGGGCGTGGTGATGACGATTTCGTCGCCGACGGCGAGGCCGTGGCCGGTGATCGTCCACACCTCGGTGTCCGACTCGATGGTGGCCGTACCGACCGCAGAACCGCCCTGGGTGGACACGTTGGTGGTCGTGGCCTCCATGATGCCCTTGGTGCGGCGGGCGGTCGCGTTCGTGGACGGGTTGTTGAACGTCCCGGTGATGAACGACTTGTTGATGTCGAGCGCCACCTGGGTGAGCGCCTGCGTGATCTGCCAGCCGAGCTCGTCGGCGATCGGGTTCGACCCCGCGATACCGACCGCGCCGGTGTGCGCGGAGCCGGTCGAGGCGTACTGGCCGGTGGCGGCCATCTTCGTGTAGGAGACCTCCACCGATTCCTGGTGGATCTCGACGACGTTGACGACGTTCGAACGGGTCCGCTCTTCAGCGGTGGGGGCGTTCGCGCCCTCCAGTCGCTGCCGGGTCGCCGAGGCGTCGCGCAGGTCGTAGCCCTGCCACTGGAACAGGGTGTGGTTGACCGCTTCGCCGCCGGTCAGGCCGCCGATGGCGGACAGGAACGGCGTGTCGGTGGGCGTGATCGCGAAGAGTTCGCCCACGTAGTTCGGCAGGTTGAAAGTGGTGCCCTGCCCGGTGATACCAGCCATGCTGGCGTCCTCCTTGGTGTTTGGGCAGGCGGGGCCTGCCTAGTTGATCAACATCTGGTTCTTGAGTGACATCGCCGTCGACCAGTCGCCCTTGGCTTCTGCTGCGGCGATCTGCGTGGCGAGGTCCGGTGGTGCGCCGCGCCCGCCCTGTGTCGGGTCCGGCGCGGGCCTGCGCGGTCCGGCTGGTTCCTGTGCGGCGGGGAACAGCTCGAGGAGCGCCGCGGCGTCGGCGGCGAGCTCCTCGCGGGTCGACCCCTGGAGACGTGCCGCCTGCTCCGGTGTCAGGCCGGACGCGGTTGCAACCTCGAGGCGGAGGCGGCCGAGCCGCTCCTTCTCGTTCTCGGCCTTCAGCTCGGCGAGCTGCTCCTGGAGGCGCTCGACATCGGTCTTGTCTTCGTCGGCCACGCCCTGCTTGCCGCCGCGGATCGCGTCCACAAGGCCCTTCAGCGGGGCGTACGTCTCGCTGAGCGCCTTGAGCTCCTTCTCCAACTCAGTGCGGGCCTTGCGTTCGGCCTCGAGGGCCTTCTTGCCGCCCTCGCCGAGCGGCTCATCCTGCGGCTGCGGGTCGCCCGCGGCAGGATTCGCGGCCGGGTCGCCCGGCTGCATGGTCAGGTCGGCGGGCGCCGACGGTTGAGTGTTTTCGTCCGGGTCGGCCATCGCGGTCTCTCCAGGTCAGGCCCGGCATCGCGCCGGGCGATGGGCGGCTACACGAAGCCGCGCGTCCGCATCAAGCGGGCACGCCAGTCCTCTTCGATGTAGCCGTTGGCTGCGAGCAGTTGCAGCGCGTGCTCGCGATCGCGGGCGACCTCGTAGATCGCCTCCGGCATGAGTTGGACTCGCCGGTCTTTCTTGCGCCCCGAATACGTGACGGGGACGTTGAGGCCGTTCGCCAGTTCCACGCGCTGCAGCGACCTGCGGGCGCCCGGGATCGAGTCGGCCACGGACAAGCCCGCTGCTCTGCGGCGGACGTTCACGACCCTGCGAAGGTCGGCACCGTCGCGGATCGCCTGCGCGCCAGCAATCGTGAAGACCCGGTCTTGCTCGGCACGGGACAGACTGTTGAAGTAAGCGGTCGGGTCAGTGACCGCGTCGGTATCCTGCCTCGACCCGAGCGGGACCTGGATGCAGTCACACCTAGGGTGGCGTTTGAACGCCGTCCGCCACGACGAGACCTCACCGAGGAGCACGACGCAGCGCGAGCACGACGGCGGGGACAGTGCCCTCGTGTAGAGCTGAACGCCGCGGGTAGCACCCGCGATGGTCCCGGCGACCCGGAACGCGTCCTCGACCTGGGTCGCGACGATCGTCAGCAAGGCCGCGAGCCCTTGCGAGAGTGCCGCTTCGGCCGCGGCGCCGTCCGAAATCGAGGTCAGTGTGGTGACGGTCGGCTGCATCAGCAGTGTGTCGAGCGGCCTGCCGTCCGAGGCGACACCCACCAGCCCAGAAGGGTTGATGACGCCGTCTCGGCCGAGGTCGACCTCTTGCTGCTCGAGCACGGTCGCAACATATTCGTCTGCGGTCTGCCCGGCGAGCAACTGCCCTCCGGCGATCACCGTGGCGAGACGGGGGACTTGTGCGGCCCAAGAGGATCGGATGTTCCCGGCCTGCACTTGCCGCCACAGGCGCCGCGCTTCGCCCGTAGCTGCGCGGCTAGTCGCCTTGAGGAGGCGCTGTCTGCGGTTCGCGGTCTCCAGCGGGGTCGCCGCCATCGCCCTCGCCGTTCGTCGAGTTCATTGCCAGTTCGCGGCCGAGCGCCGCAACCGGGTCCTGTTCGCGGAACTTCTTGTCCTCGTCTTCCATCCGCTCGATCTGGACGTTCGTGTAGCCGAGGTCTTCGCGAGTCTGACGCAGCGGCACGATCGGCATCTGCCCGGCCGGCGCCGCATACAGCTTGATGGCGCGGTCCGCGGCCTGCGCGATCGTGGGTGTGGCGGCGTTACGCCACATCGTCTCCATACGGTGCAGCGCAGGATCATCGACACTCGACGGGTCCTGGAACCTGCGCACCAGGCGCATCACCCGCTCCCACGATCCACCGAACGCGACCTGCTTCCGCTCCGCACGCTTGATCAGCCTCGACTCGGCCGAACGAATCGCATCCGCCGAGGCAGGCTGGTCGGACGCGTACCCGAGGTACTGGGGCGGGAGCCCGGCCATCGCGGCAACGACGTGCGCGAGCGCGTTGATCGCGCCGATGAACTTGTTCAGGTCCGCGGTACTGAATTCGAACGTCTTCGCATCACTGCCCTTGCCGGGGATCGCGAGCAACTGCCCCATCAGCACCTGTGTGGGAGAGAGCTGGTTCCCGTTGGCGTCACGGAACTTGTCCGGCCCGACATTGAGGAACCCTCGCTGCGGGATAGCGACGAATTCGGCGGCCACCATCATGTCGGTGGCGAGCTTGTTCGCGGCATCCGACAGCGGCAGCACCGAGGCGAGCTCCGAGCGTCCATACCGGAGCTGGTAGGAGTTCGCGCGGGTCCGGCGGGCCTGACGGAGCCGGGGCCGGTTCACGATCGGCGTCACCGGGACCTCGCCGAGGTTGTGCTTGTCCCGGTCGACTTCCCGCCACGCGCCTTCAGCCCAGTCGTACCAGATCGTCTCGTCAGGCAGGTACAGCGTCGCAGTGCGTTCGGCGACGCGGGCAAGGTCTTCGGGCTGGTTCACGCGGCGCAGCGCGGCCCGGACTTGCCGGTCCCGCGGGTCGATCGCCGCGAACAGTTCCAGCGGCGACTCCGCAGTCACCAAGGGAATGTCACTGCCTTCACGGCTGCCGACCGTCACATAGGAGCGGGACAACGCCAAAGCATCAACATGCGCTTGCGGGGCCTGCTCGTCCAGGTCGTTGTACTGCCAGACCTTCCACAGATCCTCATCGGCCTTTTCGGCGCCGGGGAGCCGGAACCCGGTGACGTCCAGTCGTTCCTCGATCGCGTCCACCACGAGCTGTGGCCAGCCGATGATGACGGCCTTGAGCCGGTCCTGCACCTCCGCGAGGATCTCCGGACTCATGTAGGTGAGCGGCTGCTCGCCCTCGTAGTAGGCGTCCAGGCTTTCGAGTGACTGCATTTCACGGTCGTGTAGCTGCTGGAGGTACAGCACCCACTCTTCAGGTTTGGTCGGGTAGGTCACGGTCACCTCCTCATCGCATGACGATCACGTACTGGTCGGGTTCGGGCCACAGTTCGCCAGCGGTCGCGTCGCACGCGGCCTCATGGCAGAGGATGGAGGTGACACAGGAGTCGATCTTCTGTGTCGGGGAAGGCTTCTCGAGCACGTAGCGGTTCATCGTCCTGGGCGCCTTGCGGGCGTTCTGGACATGCACTTTCGTGATCGCGCAGTCGTCGTGCGACCACGTCGCCTCGTCCTTCGTGATGTCCACATGCAGACGCTCCGCCGCCGCGTGCATCTGCGTGATCCGGCCCGTCGCCCAACGGAACACGATGTCGTCCCCGTAGGTCGCCGACCAGTTGTCGATCTCCGTCGACCACCACCACGGGTCGCAGTACATGCGCACCACCTGGAACCGATCGAACAGCTCCTCCACCGCCGCGGCGACCTGAAGGCGAGGGATCTGTCCGCCGTGGTCGGCAGGATTCCAGATCGTCGGACGTCCATCCCCGTACGTGGGGGTGAACTGGTAGCCGTCCTCGGTCTCGGCGCGGATCGCCGTCCAGTCCTCCGTATCCGAGCCGTCGAAGCCGAGCACGATCGACGTGCCATCCTCCACAACCCGAGGTTGCACGCGGCGTTCCCACTCGACCGTCTCCAGCCAGTGGCCGGCGCCGTACACGATCCGGTTCCCGTAGAACCGCTCCGCCTGCGCGGCATCCTTCTCCATCAGCTCGAGCGCTTCAGCCTCGATGCCGTCGATGTTGACGTGCTTCGACCCCGAGTACACGTAGCGTAGGATCTTGCGCCGCTCGACCTTGTTCTTGAACGACCAGCCCTCCGGCGGCGGCTCATAGAACTTGAAGATGTCCTTCACGTTCGACTCGAACGTCCGCTGCGCCACCGAATCCTCGGACGGGTCCCACGGGTTCGTCGTCTCAATCGACCGACCACCCATGCCCGCGAGGCCGCGGCGCATCGTCTCCGCGACCTTCCGGAGCTTGTTCGTGTCGTTGTACAGCCCGGACTCGTCCATCATCGCGTGATGAATCGGGTTCCCCAAGCGAGCCTGCGCCGAGGCGGTGACCGTGTCGATCCTGCCACCATTCGAGATGCGGATGAACTGCTCGCCCACACGCATCTGCTCACCCAACGGGCCGAGCCGGATCATCTCCTGCAGGGGCCCGAAAATGTTGTCCGTCTGGTCCTCAGCGGTAGCGAGCAACTGGATCAACGGTTTCGGCCATGGCATGCCCATCGGCTCGCCCGGCTCGTACTCGTACACCCATCCGCAACCACACCCGTGGTCCTCGCAGTCGTACACCTCTCCGCCGACAGCCCATCCCGCGAACACCACCGGTCCGACGGCCTCGGCGGAGACCGTCGCCGCCGACCACGGGCCCTTACCGGTCTTCTGCGGGGCAACGATCAGACTGCGGCGGTTATGGAACGCCGGCGCCAGAATCGGCCGCTCTGGTATCCACTGCGTACCCGGTTTGATCCGGTAGTGGTTGACCAGGCACCAAAGCTGCCAGTCGTACAGCTCGAACGGCTTCCCCCGCTGAAACCCATCCGGGACTAGGCAATGCGCCTGAATCCAGTCCGGGACGATCCACAGGGTAGGGAAGTCGACGACATACTCAGGCCGCGCCAGCGCCATTGATGACCTTGAAGCGCGACTTCGACGACGCCGCTGCCGGAGCACCAGGCTTCGACTCGCCCTCGGCCGCCGGGGCCTTCTGGCCGCCGATCGTCCAGCCGTTCTCCTTCAGCCCCGCGGGCGTCATCCCGATCTGGTCGCCCAGACGGATCATCGCCGCCACATCAGCGGCCGTCGCATCCCCCGACTCAGCGATCGCGGTGCGGCGGACCCACAGAGCGATAGTCTGCCACCGCCATGGCTCCTCGATCCACACCCACGCCTGTGGCGACTTCCATGCCGCATCCCACAACTCCGCTTCCCGAGGCGTCGCGCCCGGAAGCGGCATCGGAGGGTGAGCGCGGTTGAACTCCTTCGCCGGCAGCACCTTCAGCGCTGCACGCGACGCCCCACGGAGCGAGTTCGGATCGGGCTGCGGGCCCGAACGGATACGTGCGCCTCCACTGGCCATGGTGGTCTCCTTCGGCCGTATCGCACGGCGCTCAGGGTCGCGGGACGGCATCGCGCCACCCCGAACTGTTGTCACTGTGTGTAACCGGGTCTGGAATTTGAACCTGCCCGACCAGGCAGCGCCCTCCCCGGCGGTCCGGAGCCCCACCGGTCTAGGGGTCTCCCCCCGGGGTTTCGTCACTCTGAGTAGTTTTTGACGGCCCTCGAAGGTCTTGGATCACTCAGAGTGCTCGGACTCGTCGCTGTTCCATCCGCCTTGTTGGGTGGTGGCGGTGTGGTGGTTATGGCAGGGGGTGCATAGGCCCCTGCCATACCTTGGGTCATCAGGGTCAAGGCCTAGTGCAACGAGGTCGCGTCTGCTGTGCGGGTAGTGGTCAGCGATGGTGGACCACCCGGTGCATGGCCTGCCCTGGTGTGTGGCGTGGTCTGGTGGGCAGGTGCAGATGGGGTCTCGGTGGAGTACTGCTGGCCTGAAGCGCTTGGTGTGCTGGTATCCGTAGCCTCGTTGTGCTGCGGTGCCCCTGTCCCTGTCTGCCTTGCGGGTGTGGGTGGGGCAGCGTGAGATACCGATGGGTACTGGTGTGGGGCATCCGGGTACTGAGCAGGGGCGCTTAGCGCGGGGCATGTTCCTAGTCCCGGCGGTCGAGTGCATGGTGGATGATGCACCAGCCCATGGAGCCGTCGTCGCGAGGGACGGTTTCAACGGTGGGTCCGCAAACACAGTCTTCGGGTTCGTGCTCGATGAGGTCATTGAGGGGGTGGACGTGTACCTCGTCGTTGTCGAGTTGGATTGTCTCCCACATGGGGGCTGCCCTCAGATTGCTGTGGTGATGGTGGGAAGCGTGTACCCGAGGATGAAGGCAGCGGCGCCGAGGAGCGCGAGGTTCACTCGACCGGCTCGGACTCCGAACGCTGCGAGAGCGACCAGTACGAATGAGGTGAGGAACAGGATCGCTTGGAGCAGGAGCATGACGGCCTCCGATTCCTTGCCGAACAACACGAAAGGCCGCGCAGTGGCGGCCTTAGCGTGCAAGTATCCGATTTTCAAGGTCTACTTTGCCACGAGATCTTGCCGGTGTCAAGTACGGTCACCGAGGGTCTGGATCACATCGGCCGCAACGTACTTGATGGGCTTGGTTCGGGACCGGCGCCAGCCGTACTTGGATGCCCACGTGTAGACGGTGGACTTGGAGCGCTTCGTGATGTGGACGAGGTCGTCGACGGTCAGCCAGTGGTCGTTCACTCGACTTCCTCGGCATCGACTTTGGTGATCCACGGATGCAACGGGACCCATTCGGCACCCTCCATCTGAACTCCGGCAACGTCCCGAAGCGCTCGCGCGTCCATGAGCGCCACCACTTGGTTGTCGTAGATCCTGGCTTTACTCCGGTCGTCGACCACGCGAAGGATGTTTCCCGCGACGTAACCCGTGCGGTCTTCTCCTCGCAATACTCCGATCCACCTACTCATGCTGCCCCCTCAACGCGTTCCTTCACCCATTGTCGCCCGAAGGTCATCCACTTGTCGGCCGGAACGAAATGCTCGTTGTCGTGGTCGCAGACGAGCTCGGAAGGCAGCAAGGAGTCAACCCGGCGAAGAACGGTCCACAGACTGCCGGGGCAGGATTCGCCGCCGTCGACGGTCTCGCGGCAGCCGACGGGGTTCCCGTCGGGGTCCTTGAGCTGGTACTTCCTGGCGCCTGTCGGGTGGGCGATGTGGAAGGCCTCGGAGGCGGTGTCGGCGAGTTCTTCCGAGATCTCGCCGGCGATGGCGTGGGCGGCGAGCCACCTGGAGTGTTTGGCAACGTAGCGGGCGAGGGCGGGAACCCGGTCTTCGGGGAGCGGAAGGCCGCGCTCTTCAGAGATCATCTTGACAATGGCAACCAGTCGGTGCTTGATGACGGCCCGCATCTCGGCGGCGCGGTCGTTGAGGTTCAACCCGGGGTTCTTCCGGGTGCCGGAGACGACGTCGCCGAGGGACGAACTGGAGCCGGTGAGGACGCGGCCGAGGTCGGTGTGGCGCAGCGCGGTGGTGAGTGCGTCTTCGGCGATCTTGCGGTCGTGGAGGTCGCACAGGTAGATGCCGTCGGCGGCGAGGCGGGGCAGGCAGCCCCAGCAGGTGTCGATGTTGGCGCAGTCTGGTTTGTGGCGGCCTCGGGATGCGCATTTGGTGTTGGCGCAGAGGAGCGGCGTGGTCTTCATGGTTCCCCCGTGGTGTGGACGATCGATGGTATTCGGCCGAAGGGTTGATGCGAATTCGTCTAAATCTTGGGCAAGCGCGCTTCGATGGCTTCCTCGGTGACGTCGGCGAAGCGTCCGTCGCGGATTGCGATGAGTCGCCCGTCGTGGGTCGGGCAGTAGCCCTTGATGCCGCAGTCGGGGCGGACGTAGTCGTCCCCGTCGCCGGGCTCGATGAACCCGCCGCGCGCGAGCTTGGGCTTCTCGGGCTGTGGCTCGTGCTGGCGGTCGCTCATTCGAACCATCCGAGGTCGAGGCCGATCTGGAGGACGATGATGACCGTCATGCCGATGCCCACGATCATGGTGGTGACGGCCATGGCTTTCCCGAATGCTCGTTCGCTCACTGGTCCTCCTTGCAGCCCTTGCAGGGGGCTTCGACCTTCACCAGTTCGGGCCCGGTCTCCTCGAACCACATCTGGATGTCGCGGGTCAGCAGCACTTGGAATCCGTCTTTGCCCTTGGCGATCCAGTCGCCCCAGTAGACGTACTTGAACCATCCGTCGCCGACGCTCAACCTCGGGTGGCTGTCGCCGTCGAACCGGATTGCGTCTCCTGCGAAGGCTTTCACCTCGTCTAGGTTGTCGTTGGTGCACTGGATGGCGTCGATCTCGATGCACCTGGTGTGGAAACGGGTCATGTCATTCCTTTCTGGGTGGCGGCGCGGGGATACCGCGCCGCCGG